AAACCAGCCCGTATGGCCGGGATCGGCCAGGGAGGCATCGAGGACGGCGGACGCAATGGCATATTTTGCGCCCTGCAACTGCATGGACAGGGTGGCTGCGCCTTCCTGGGGGATGTCGATCGTTGCCTGACCTACGCGACAGCCCAGAAAATGCTCGACCTTGCTGGCGATATTTGCCGTCCAGTCCCTTTCCACAATCAACCCCGTCGGCAGGGCCTTGGGTCGGAACGTGTGGGTATAGGGGGCTGAGGCGCCAGTGGTCACCGGGGCGCCGAGGACGTGACGCAGGAAGAAACCGATCGTTTCGGGCGCCAACTCGACGTTCAGGTTACCTGAAACGTCATAATTGCCCACGCCAGGGCGAGGGCGGGAGCGGTCTGAGCTAATGGTGTTGGGCTGGACGTTGTTGCGGGAAGCGGCCAGGGAGCATTCGGTGTAATAGGCAAGCATGCCCTTGGTGACGCTGGTGGTGCTTTTGTAGGTGACCTCATCATAGAGGGCGACCTTGACGGCTGAGCCTAAAACGGACATGGCTTAATCCTCGGGAACGGAATCTTGTGGGGATAGGGTGGAGGCGGGCATGGTCTCCGCCGGGGTAGAAGCGGCGCCCGTCACGCGGACAAAGCCTCGGGCCAGTAGGCGAGCGGCGGTGTCTGGGTCCACCAGGTAGGTGATGCCGGTCGCGTAAGCCCCGAAGGCCATGGGCCAGGGGCCGGGGTGACGAATAGCGACCTGATCGGGGGCTGGTGTCTTTTTGGCGTGTGTCATGCTTGGTCTCCGGACAGATCTGGCTACGGCAAGCGGTTGCGTAGAGTCCTGCCGCGGCCGGTCTCGTAATACTCCAGCCAGGCAAGGCGGGCGCTTGGGTCTTCACCTAAATCAAATAGGCGGCCGCCGGTGTAGCGCAGCGGTTCCCAGTCGGTATCCAGGCGTGCGCCGTCCAGGGCATCAAACACCGCCTCTCTGAGGTCGCGCATTCGTCCCAGACGGGTCTGCCCGTCGTCTGGGGTAGCGTCGCGTAGCTCCAGCAGCAGGCCCATGATGTCGGTGAATTGCCCGTTGTTGACCTGGGTGCGGTCGTTGTAAACCAGGATGGCGATGGGGCTCCGCGCGGCGCGGGCGCGGGCCACGTCTTGGGCGGTACCTACCTGATAGATGGCAATGGATGGTGTGGCCTCGGCCAGGGCGGTTGCCAGGGCCTCCACGATCAGGTCTGGGTCGAAGCAGGGGGTCATGGGCTTAGAAGCCCCGCCCGCTGGCGTCGCTTACGGTAGTCAGGATGACGGCATTGGCGCTATCGCTGACCGGGGGATTGCCTAGGGCCAATTCCGACTTGGCCAGTGCCTTGAGGGTGACCAGATGGCGTTCGGCGGCAGCGACCACCGGAACCGGGATCTCGTCTGGATAGAGGTTGCGCCTGGCCAGGTCCATCTGAATGTGTTTTAGCAGCAGGTCGTCCGTCGGCAGGCTACGGTTACCGAGATGGGAGCGGATCTCGGCCTCCGCCAGATCGAGGGCCTCCTGACATTTGGTGTCGTCTGGATCGGTATCACCCCAAGCGGTTAGCTCGGTGATCTCCGGGCGGTCCTCCGGGTTGAATTTGGCCAGCAGGTCGTTGATGGTGGCCCAGGTCATGCCGTGGGCCTCGGGCTGACGCTTAAATCAGGGTGCGCGTCCAGGTCCTGCCATTGCCGGGCGGAAAAGTACCCCGCCGGGCACGATGCCAGCGAATCGGGCTGGAACCATCGGCCACAGGCGAAGACCGGACGATGGCCCAGGACGGTGACGATCACGGCAGGCGCGCGCGCATTCACCCCCGCCAAAGTGACGGGGGCGGTGGCGCGGGGGGTGGCACGGCGGACCATGGGTCAGTTGTCAGCCGTCGCTTTAGCCGGCGCCGGTGGAGCCCACCGAGAGCTGCCAGAAGCCGTAGGCCCCGGCGGCGCGGGCCTCGGCGCCGAACTTGTACTCACGCCGGTTGAACACGTCGTCATTTTCCATGCTGGTCTGGCTGACGAAGGTGGGCGCCTTGCGCGTCTGCAGCACGAAGGGCTTGATCGCCCCGCGATTGCTGACGTGCAGCATCCCCGTCGCCAGCGATTCGCCCATGGCCTGCGCCACGCCGGCATCGTTGTAGCCCAGCGCGTTGACGGCAATCCCGGCCACGCAATCAAGATAGGCACGGCCCTCGGTATCATAGAGGGTGCTGCCTTCGCCGCGCGCCAGCACGACATTCCGGTGACGATCGTGGTCCCCATGGGCAACAGCCGGGAGAAGAACGAGGCCATGCGCGCGCTGGGCGCCCGGCTCGTGGAGCACGGCAAC